AATTTAGAAACTTATCAAGAAACATTAGAAAATCTTTTAACTGAACTTTCAAACAAAAAAGAAGAATTATCTAACTATGAATTTATTCATTTGTTATTGAAAGATGATGGCGCAAAGACAAAAATTATTAAAAAATATTTGCCAGCAATCAATCAGACATTGAATAAGTATTTGGATATTATGGAGTTCTCTGTGAACTTTACATTAGATGAAGAGTTTAGCGAAAAAACTTTGAATCCAATTTATGAAGACTTTAGTTATGAATCCTTTAGTGAAGGTGAAAAAATGAGAATTGATTTGGCAATTCTGTTTACTTGGAGGGAAATTGCTAAATTAAAAAATTCAATCAATACAAATTTACTAATACTTGATGAAGTTTTTGATAGCTCATTGGATGATTATGGAACAGAATATTTTACAAAAATTATTAAGTATATGATAGACAAATCTAATGTATTTGTAATTTCACATAAGACTGATGAATTGTTGGATAAATTTGATTCTGTAATTAAGTTTGAAAAACAAAAGGGATTCAGTGTCATGGTTGACTCTTGACTCTTTTGATGGTATTATAATCTTTGATTAGTTTATTATTTTTATTATGTTTGGACCTGAAGATGAACTTAATTATGTAAATGAGGTTTCTATTAAAACATCCTGTATGCCCGAATCAAATCATTTTTGGAAATATAACGAACATAAAATTCTAAAACAATTGGAACAGTATATTGCAAGTACCTATAATCAGCATTATGTAGATAGGACTGGTGGTAGCACTGAACAAACACTGGACAAAATCAAGCACAATCGTAGAGAAGGATTTTGTGCTGGTAATGTGACTAAGTACATTGATAGGTATGATAGTAAAGGAACTCCTCGTGCTGACCTCTTCAAGGTTTTGCATTATACGATTCTTTTAATTAATCATCTTAATCTAGTTGAAAACAAGTGAAACTGAAACCTCAAATGATGAAACTTTCCCCTGATACAGTAACCATTCTTAAGAACTTTTCTAATATCAATCAATCTATTTTGATTAGGAAAGGTTCTAAGATTAGCACCATGAGCATTCTTAAAAACATTTATGCAGAAGCAAATGTTGGTGAAGACTTTCCCAAAGAAGTTGCTATCTATGACTTAAATGAGTTTTTGAATGGTTTGGGTTTGCATCAAGACCCAGATTTAGATTTTGCCAATGATTCTTATATTTCCATTAAAGAGGGTAACAGAAGGGTTAAATATTTTTGTGCTGACCCTGAAGTGATTGTTGCTCCTCCAGATAAGGAGGTAAATCTTCCTTCTAAGGATGTGTGCTTCCAACTTGAGCATTCTCAACTTGATAAACTCCTCAAGGCAGCAGCAGTTTATAAACTTCAAGACCTTGCTGTAGTTGGTGCAGCAGGAGTTATTAGTCTTGTTGTTAGAGACAAAAACAATGATACCTCTAATGAATATTCAATCATTGTTGGAGAAACTGATAAAGAGTTTACTTTCAACTTTAAGGTAGAAAATATTAAGATTATTCCAGGATCTTATGATGTTGTGATTTCTAAAGTTCTGCACGCAGAATTTACTAATACCAAATACAACATGAGATATTTTATTGCACTGGAACCAGATTCAACTTTTGAATAATTTTTTTTAATATATTATGAGTAAAGATTTTTTGTGGGTGGAGAAATACCGTCCAAAGAAAATTGAAGATTGCGTATTGCCTGATGAAACTAAAAAGACATTTAAGGAGTTTGTAGAAAAGGGAGAGATTCCTAATCTTCTTCTTGCAGGACCTCCAGGCATTGGTAAAACTACAATTGCAAAAGCATTATGTAATGAACTGGGAGTAGATTTTTATGTCATCAATGGGTCAGATGAAGGGAGATTTTTGGACACTGTACGGAACCAAGCAAAAAACTTTGCGTCGACCGTATCACTTCAAGCAACTGGTAAACACAAAGTCATCATCATTGATGAAGCAGATAACACAGGGAACGACGTACAACTCTTACTACGGGCTAATATTGAGACATTTTATAACAACTGTAGATTCATCTTTACCTGCAACTACAAAAACAAAATCATCGAACCACTTCACTCCAGATGTGCAGTCATTGATTTTACAATCAAAGGAAAAGAAAAAACCAAGTTGGCAGGATCCTTCTTCAAGCGTCTACAAAACATCTTGGATGAAGAGAGCATCCAATATGATCAAAAAGTCCTTGCAGAACTCGTCAAAAAATATTTCCCAGATTTCAGAAGAGTCCTCAATGAATGTCAAAGACACTCAGTAGGAGGAAAAATTGACACAGGAATTCTTGCAACCTTCTCAGACATAGCAGTAAATGAACTCATTAAAAACCTTAAGGAAAAGAACTTTGCAGAAGTCAGAAAGTGGGTGGTCTCCAACTTGGACAACGATAGTTCTGTCCTTCTTCGCAGGGTTTATGACGCCTGTTATGGTTGTCTTTCTCCCCAATCTATCCCTGCTGCCGTTCTTGTTATTGCTAAGTATCAATACCAAAGTGCGTTCGTGGCTGACCAAGAAATTAACATCTTAGCAGCACTTACAGAGTTAATGGTGGAGTGTAGTTTCAAATGACACAACTCAAAACTTGCCTTCGTTACCCTGGTGGGAAATCTAGAGCAGTCCCAAAACTGGCACAATATTTTCCAGACCTCAAAAACTATGATGAGTTTAGAGAACCTCTTGTAGGTGGAGGAAGTGTTGCACTATACATTACAAAACAATATCCTTTTCTGGATATTTGGGTGAATGACCTTTATGAACCTCTGGTAAACTTCTGGCAGCAACTCCAGATGTTTGGAACAGATCTGAAAGATAATCTTAAAGGAATAAAATTAGCAAACGATAAACCAGAATTAGCAAGGGATCTATTTCTTTATTGTAAGGATAAATTACACGAAGAAGGACGTTCAAATCTTGATCGTGCTGTTGATTTTTATATTATTAATAAGTGTTCTTTTTCTGGTCTTACAGAGAGTTCATCCTTTTCTGCACAAGCATCAGAAAACAATTTTAGTTTAAGGGGAATTGAAAAACTCCCAGAATACTCAAAATTAATTGAGCATTGGCGCATAACTAATTATTCTTATGACTACCTTATGGATGGAAACAAAGGTGTTTTTATGTATCTTGATCCTCCTTATGATATTAAGGATAATCTCTATGGGAACAGAGGATCAATGCACAAAGGATTTGATCACGATAAGTTTGCTGCTGATTGTGATGATCATCCTATGGACATGATGGTTAGTTATAACTCAGATCAGTTAGTAAGAGAAAGATTTAAAAACTGGAAGGCAATTGAGTTTGCTCACACATATACAATGAGGTCTGTTGGAGATTATATGAAAGACCAACATGAACGAAAAGAATTAGTATTGATTAATTATGAGTTATGAATTGAAAGATTGGTTAAATTCAATTAACCAATCCAAAACCAATATTATGGACGAAGACCCCTCTTCTACAAAGGAATATCCTCCATATATTATTAATAGATGCTTGTCTGGACATATTGATTGTTTGATGTATGCTAATGAAATGAATAAGTATCACTCATTAGATAAAAAACTCCAATATGACTTTTTTATAAATACTTTGAGACCAAAGAAAAGATTTTCTCCTTGGATTAAAAAAGAAGAAATCAAAGACCTTGAAGTAGTCAAATCTTACTATAAGTATAGTAATGAAAAAGCAAAACAAGCTTTGAAAATCCTTTCTAAAGAACAAATTAAATTTATTAAATCAAAACTTGAAACTGGAGGAAGAAAATGAGCGTTGTAAATGAACCTGAAGTGAAATGGTCCCCAGACCAAATGGTAGAAGTATTTCTAAATGAACCTGATGATTTCTTGAAGGTTCGTGAAACACTTACAAGAATTGGAGTTGCTTCTCGCAAAGAGAGAAAAATTTACCAATCTTGTCACATTCTTCATAAACAGGGTAAATACTATCTTGTTCATTTTAAAGAACTGTTTGCCCTTGATGGTAAGCACGCTAATTTGACTGTAAATGATGTGCAGAGAAGGAATAGAATTGCTCAACTTCTTGCAGATTGGGGTTTAATTACTGTCAAAGATGTTACTAAAATTCAAGACATTGCTCCATTGAATCAAATCAAAGTCTTATCTTACAAAGATAAAGATGAATGGATTCTTGAAACCAAGTATAATATTGGTTCTAAAAAGAAAAGAGTAGAGGAAACTGAATAATTTTGTGGGGAGTTCAACACTCCCTTTTTTATTGTATGTGATATAATTAGTATTGGATGCCTTAGGGATCCACAAATCACAAACTCGCTTTTATAGGAGCTACAATAATGACTGACCTTGCACGATATACGTCTGCGGATTTTAATGTCTTGATGGATAAAATCACACGTAATAGTATTGGAATGGATGAGTATTTTGATAGATTGTTTAATCTTCATGAAACAACATCAAATTATCCACCCTATAATCTAATTCAGGTAAATAATGTAGAATCTCATTTAGAGATTGCACTTGCGGGATTCAAAAGGGAGGAAGTAAATGTCTTCACAGAGTATGGAAAACTTTTTGTCGAAGGACAAAAATCAGATACTGAATCGGATAGGACGTTTGTCCACAAGGGTTTGGCTCAACGAAGTTTCAAAAGAGCATGGACACTCTCAGATGACACAGAGGTCAGAGAAGTCATCTTTGAAGATGGATTACTTGTCATTCGATTAGGAAAGATTGTTCCAGAGCATCATACACGTAAAAATTATCTCTAAATATAATTGAATATCGTTGCCGCTGGGGGAAGGATGACTAAGACCATCCACTTCCCCCTTTTTTATAAATATCAATAAAAGGATTTGATGAAGACATATACTGGGTTTTTTAAAGAATCTATATCTTTCCAAATACATAATCAATTAAATCCTACTTTTTGGGATGGTGAAGTTTTGCGTCCTAAAGTTAGATCGCAACTCAAAAAAATTGCCATGGCTTGGATTGATTATGTTGGTTTAAATAAAAATTCTGTAGAAGATATTTTACTTCTTGGTGGTAATGCAGGATATAACTACACAAAGTATTCTGATTTGGATTTGCATGTAGTCATTGATATGGATAAGGCACCAGATTGTCCAGATTTGCTTTCTGATTACTTTAAAGATAAAAAACAACTTTGGACATTAACACATGATATAAAAATCTATGGACATTCTGTAGAACCTTATATTGAAGAAGTTGGAAAGAAAAGAAGAAAAAATCAAGGGGTGTATTCAGTTAAGAATAACAAATGGATTGTTTTTCCTGGCAAGTTTGATGGTACTGTAGATAGGGACTTGCTAAAAACAAAGGTTTCTGATATGATGAGAAAGATTGACAGCGTTATTAAAACCGGAAACAATGTTTCTGTGTTGGAAAATCTTCTGAAAAAAATCAGAGATATGAGAAATGCTGGGTTAGATAAATCTGGCGAGTTTGCTTTTGAAAATCTTGTATTCAAAGAATTGAGAAATAAAGGATACATAGACAAACTTGCTGATTATATTATAAAATTACAAGATAAATCATTAACTTTAGAAAATTATGTCTGTTAAACTTTTGATTCTAAAATCATATGAAGATGTGATTGCTGATGTAAAAGAAATGCTCTCTGGTGATAAGGTTGTAGGATATGTTTTAAATAATCCATATCTGATTAGACTTGAAGATAACACTGAAGATTTGCCAGCAAGAGTTTCTTTTTATCCTTATGTTCCACTTTCAAAGGATAAAAATATTCCAATTCCTTGTGATTGGGTAGTGTCTATTGTGGAACCCCTTGATGAAGTAAAAGATTCTTATTTGGAGCGATTGAATGCAAAACCTGAAAATTCTGATTCTGAAGAATGATACAATTCTAATTACTGAAGTTCATGAAATAGAAACTGAACTTGGTGGACCAGATTGTAAATTAGTAAATCCTTGTCAGATGATTGTTTCTGATGAAGCAGTATATGATATGAGGAAGTGGCCAGTCTTTACTGACCAAAAAGAACTAATGATTCATTCTGATTCTATCTTTACTATTGTAGACCCTAAACCTGACCAAATTGAACTTTATTTGAAGACTATTAAATGAACTTTTACACGAATGTAGTTCTTGTTGGAAATGAAATACTTTCCAGAGGGTATTCTAACGGAAAACATTATAAAAACAGAGAGGATTTTTATCCAACTCTTTATGTTCAGACGAATAAAAAGACTAAGTTTAAAACCCTTGAAGGTAATTATGTAGAAGAAGTTAAACCAGGAACTATTCGTGAAACAAGAGATTTTATTAAAAGATATGAAAATGTAGAAAATTTTCAACTATCTGGAAATACCAGATACATCAATCAATATATTACAGAAAACTATCCTGATGAAATCAAGTTTGATATTTCTAAAATTAGATTGATTACTATTGACATTGAGGTTGCTTCTGAAAATGGGTTTCCTGATGTTAAGAGTTGTGCAGAAGAACTTCTGACAATTACTATTCAAGATTATAATACA